GGCTTGTTGGCATCCGCCGTATTGTCGACGTTGCCAAGGCCCACATCCGCCTTGGCCAGAACCACCGCGCCGCGCTTGCCTGCCACAGATTCGACGGCCCCCGATGCGAGCCGGAACACCGTGCCGCCAAAGACATACATTGTGTAGTAGCCGCCCCCCTGCAGATCTCCAGCCGCCAGGGCCGTGCCCGTCTGACTGCGCACAACGCGCGCCACCCCGCCGATCGTCAGCACCGGGTCGGCGCCTGTGTTGCTCTCGGGCCAGACGACCGCCACCAGCTGACGTGCGGCCAGGGGGATATGAGCCAGCGCGGCCGGGATCTCGGCGGTGACCGCCTGAGCCGT